TCTGTTGATGTATGGGTAAAGTATTGTGGATCAGAGGGTTGGATCAATTGTGTCATCGTATTTGGTTGCACGTTTACCTAGGTATTGTACTTCATCATAGAATCTATTGTATACTAATAGAAGTATGTGATGTTTTTTATGTGGAGAACCTTGATTATCTTTCTTTGGTCGGATGCCAAGTTCTAATGTAAAGTATTCAGGGCAGATGAAGTATACCCAACCTTCATGATCTTTCCATCTTATTCTATCATTAATTGTTGGTTGATACATTACTTTTTACCAATGTTCAGGATTACTAAATGGATTAATCATACCTTTATTCGGTATTAATGGGGGTTGTTTGATGTAATTAAAGTTAATCACAACACGACGATCTGTTGTAGTAAATGGTGTAGATGAATGTTCGTATGATGATGGAAATTCAACCAATCTATTTGCGACTGTCTCCACCTCTAGTTCTTCATTATCAGGATCATTGAATATTGTACAACCATCACTATCATGTACATAGAATATTGCAGTAGTACAATCAAATGTCGTATCAGTATGATATGCACGACGTTGTTGTGTACTAGTATACCAACTCAGATTAGCACGACAACGAATCATTGCAGCAATAGGTATTTGATTGATGATAGGGCGTATGTAATTATATCCTAGATTTAACATTGGTACATCAGGATATAGTTCTGGTCCTTTAGTATCAGACCAAAAGATATGCTGCATCAATGGATAGTTACCAGGTTGATTACTACCACATGTATACCATGCCATACGATTACTCATGATATACTCTTGCAATCGTTCAAACTGCTCCTGTGATAAGAAGTTATCAGTGATTACAATCTTACTTTCATCAATCATTTTTCAAAACCCTCGTAGTATCCATCCATATGTACTGTCATACCTGGAGGTGTAAGATAGAAATTACCTGCTAATATTAGTCTATCATCTACTGGACATTTGTCAACACCATGTATCACACCCATTGGTAATATAACTACGAGTCCTTCTTCTACTGGTATTTCTGTATTAGATGATGGGAGAAGGAGAGGTGAAGAGTTAGGTGGTGTTCTCACATAGTATACAAAAGAGTATTGTGTTGGGATGTGATGATGTGGTACTGAGAAATCATCTTTTGAATACTTAGCAAACCATGTTGAGACAATAGTAAATGTATGATCTAATGTGTAATGTATGTTTTTAGAAGTAGTATGTACTACCCAATCAACAATGGTATCAATAGCAGGAGATTCTACCCACCATTCAGACATATGTTTAACACGTACTGTTGACACATTAGTTTTTTTCCATCCAAGTGTATGTGCATCAGTATACAATTGTTTATTGATGGAAAGATCAGGGTATACAGCAGTGATTACATTGATATTTTCTTTATGTGGTATGATCATCGTCTGTAATGCCAATTGTAAGAGAAAGTCACCCGAGGACCAAAGATTTTAGGTGCATGATATACTCCTCTTGGAATATAGATGGCATCACCTGGATGAAGTTGATGAATTGTATCATCTTCAAACTCATATTGAATCATACCCATACATTGTATGATGAAAAGAGAATGAGGATCACGATGAGATTTAAAGACATATGATTCAGCAATGACATTACTGTAAATGTGTAAGTTTTCAAGTTTTAAATCAAATGCTTCTTGACATATGTTAACAGTGTTAGGATCAAGAAAGTCTTGAGTATGTGTAACGATAGTTGGTAGAATAACCTGTCTATCACCACGTATTGCTAAATCAGGGTAATCAGTTTCACCTTCATAATCAATTTGATTTTCATGTACAAGTGTATCTGGTGGTATGAGACATCTTAAGTAATCATGATTACGTTCTTGTTGCCATAGGGGGACAATATTATCCCAAGTAATTGTTGCATGTTGAGGAAAACGACCGCGAAAGACTTTAACTTCATCACCCCATTCAATGGTAGGATCATAGGTTGTGGGAGTAATTTCAAATTCTGCTTTCATTTGATATTACCTGCGAGAACAACTCTATTTGTACATTGATTGATTGGTACATAATGTTCTACATTACCAGGGAAGATGACCACTTTACCTGGAGTGGGAGTGATTTCTTTATTAGATGTAGGGAAATATAATGATGATGATCCTTCAGGTGAATGAATAAAGTAAACAAAAGAAAATGGTACAAACTTATGATCATGACATCGTGTACTATCACCATCATTATACTTTGCAAACCATGCTTCATACAACTGATATAGATCTACAGGTAAATCCTGATGAGTGTTGTGTAGTAATGAGATGATCCATTCATAGATCGTGTTAACATTATCTGATTTCATTGTCCAATCAGACATCATAGCACCAACATTTGTCTTATAAGACATAGGCCAATCAATGTCTTCTAATTCCTGCATGAATCTATCATTAATAGACAGATCATGATAGGTATCAGTGATGATTTGATGTCGTTCACGGATAAAGAATCTATTCATTTGCTTTTGATTTCGTATGATCATCACGAGACCTATTTTTAATTACAATGAATGCATCCTTATTATACTTACGATGACCTTTAGGTGATGCCCATTTCTTATTATATCCTTCTGGTTGTTCAATACCAGAAACTACAGTACCACCAACCTCAAGTACAATATCATCATGTGTGACATCCCAACCAAGAGTATGCATCATATGCCATAGTTCATCTTGAGTCATTTGCCAACTCCATAATCAGGTGCTTGTTCTTCTAGTTTACGAATGCCATCATGTAATTTCTTCAATGCAGCACGAGTTTCAGGAGTTTCTTCATACTCCCAGATATCACCTTTCTTATTCACCATTTTCTTCTTAGTCATTAGTACTGTTCTCCATCTTTTGCTTTAGGGAAAGAATGCACAATCTCAACGATGGTTTGAACCATCTCACCTTGTGTTGCAGCAGGCATTGCAGTCACGTACAATAACCCGATGCCACATAATGTAGTTGTCAATAACCAAAAACGGTTGCTCATGATATAGGTTGGTTACTCTGTTATTATAACACAGATCACCAGTGCTCAGGGTTGCTTGTGCCAGTTGTAATAGTGGTCATCTATTGGTTGTGGTTGTAGCATAAGCACTTATAATCTTTAATTGGATAGAGGTTATACCTCGTGACATATTTAATCACATGATCTTCACATTGAAACCAGCACTTCTTATTGTCTTCCTTACGATTTTCTAGAAACCATGGGAACATATCCACGTAAGGAAATAGATTTAACTTACGTGAATTCTGATACCTAAACTCTGTTGCTGGTGTACTCTTGCCCTTCGCTTTCGCTGTTGTACCAGAAGTCTTGGTAGTCTTCTTGCGTGGCGTCACTGATGTTAACGCTTTGATATTCTCCTCTAGTTTTCTTTGAGTAGTTCGTGAGGATGATTTGTTCGTTGACGACTGTCCAACAGATTTCATCTCCTTCTTGCCAGTTGAGTTCGTTGGTGATTTCTTCTGGGATTTCAATGTAGTAGTCCTCTGTGTCTTTGTACTGTTGTACTTTAGTGATGTACTTATTTGATGAATCCATTGTTCTCTAACCATTCACGTGTCATAGGAGTTGGTTCATAATCTGACCACATTGTTCCTGCTGCACAACTTTCAAGAGCACTCAATGTCATTCCTTCTGTCTTACCCGCCCATGTTGCTTCTTTCTCCCACGGAATTGCACCTGGTTGCAATACATATGAACGCTTCGCCATCTCTTGCCACAACATTGGTACGCTATCTTCAGGCATAATGATAGCAATCATACTATTATCAATCGTACCTGCCATACAATCCTGCGCTGCATGCCATCCTTCATGACGCATAACACTCATGAGTGTATTAGGACGACCCATAAATGCTTTGTTCAAGAAGAAGTTATTACTCACAGTATGATAGACACCACGATGTCCTACAGGGAAATACTTCTCATCCGCAAGATATACTCTGACACCGATTTGATTCAATGCTACAAGCATATGATTGAATTCATTGGCAACAGGATAGAAAGAATCTGTGTTGTCATACTGAGAGGAAACATCCAACAGAGAGAACACTTCAGTTACATCATCAGTACACTCCTGAAGAAGCATACATCCCATGGAATGGTTGGAATAGTAATCATCATCTGTAAGAGGATCTGCAATTGCAGGAGTGCCTACATTGGCAGCAAGTGCTACTACAGTACCAACAACAGCATTAATCAGTTTAGTTTGAAAGGGCATAACCATGTGTCATAATCAGTTTGTTCAATTCTACCATCATTATATAAAATGTCAAGGAACTTACTCCAATACTCTTGCTTTGCAGGTATGTTACCACGTAATTCGGGATGCCATACCTTAAGCATCTTTCGGCAGATCCATACTGCCTCCTTCTTTGTTAGGTATTCCATAGTTGTGAATAAAATAGAGAAAACTTTTGAGTGAACGTTTGATACTCAAACTCTTTTTAATCTCCAACCAATCTTGATACTCTTGTTCTAGAGTATCAATCAGGGGAATCTTCGCTACAAAGGGCTTTGATTTTGTTGATGTCATACAGAATCTTCTCTGCTAGCGCGTGATCTTTCTTGTTTTCCGCTTCCATGTACAATAGTATCAATTCCTTGATTTGTTCATCCATGTTGGAGCGATTTGTAGAGTTCTGCGAGCTCATCTTCGTTGTAAAACAAAGTTTGCTCGTTTATGTAGCCCTCTGGATCCATCCATTCAAACCACTCATCTGCAAAATGCAGTGCATCATCAACACGATCATCTGCAATTAGTTCACGAAAGCGAGTCATCATCCATTCACAAATGTCATCGCGTTGTTCGGATATCCGAAGAGCATCAACGTTATTCATAGTTTGATAAGAGTCAGTTTGTTGTTGAGGTGATCGTAAGAGACAAATTTAACGTCTTTAGGCAAAGATTGCATCAATGCCTTGGTAAATTCTAGAGTGTAGTGACCATGATAACGCCAGAAGCGTCTGTATTCGTCTGTGAGGGGTTCTGCAGTGGTTGTGACAGGTACACTGTACTCACCTCTGCTATAATGCGTTGGAAGCGGTTTTAAGAGGGTCTTGATATCTGCTACAATTAATGGAGCAGCATGTTGGGGTTTCGTCTTAGTATATCGGGACAAGTAAATCATTTGACGAAGACCTCCTGAAGTTGTTCTTGAGATAGTTGTTGTGCTTGTTTGAGTAGATTACACATGTGTGCAACATACTCAACATCCTCTTCATCTGGACTGAATTCATAAGAACCAGACCAATCCACACTGCCGTCATCATTAACAGCAGCACCAAACATATAACCGTCATCTTCAATGGCAAATGCATTACCATCAGCAACGAGATAGAACAGGGGAGCAGACATGAGATAAGATCGGATGAACTACAGTATACTATGTATGAAGTGGGATGTCAACCGGTGTAACCAGCATTGCGATAGAGGTAACCACCGGCCCAGTCAGCGTTTTCAAGCATAAACTCACGCTCTTTGATGATCAACATGTTGAAACGAACACCTTTGGCAGGTGCTTTAATTGATGCTGGTTTGTATACTTCACCAGTGGTCTTGTTCACGAAAGCATGAACACTACGATTACCACCATCAGTAGTCATCATGACCTTGTGATACTTGCGTCCAGTGTCAACAGTAAACTGATACGTACCAATGTTACGCTTCAGGTCCGCAATCTTCTGCTCATGATACTCTCTGTTCACAGCAGATGCTAAGAAGAACTCTTGACGACGGATGCTTTCCTTCACAAAGTCCTGCTCAAGTGCTTGACAGAGTGCAAATGTATGACCCAAGATCGCTTGTGCGATGTCGTTACGTGCCTCAGCAGATGCAGCGTAGTCAGCGAAGGTGGTGGTCATTGGGTGGTTCCCTTTGGTATGAATATAGTATAGGCTGGATCAGAGCAGATCCAATGCCTCCTGTGACAGTTCTTCAGTCGCACACTTGCGCCAGTCTTGATTTTGTCTGGTATAGTCTGCAAAGTTGTTTACTGCATCATCATTGATCTCATCAATTTGCTCTAGAAGCCAACGATCAAGCATTACTTCAGAAATAGACATTAGTTAAAATTAATAGTGATTTGTTCAAATTCAAGATGATCACAGCATGTGTCATCATCATGTAGATCAATCATGTCAGTGTCAACATGACTGAATAGTTTATCAAATAGGTCGTTAACGAACTCTTGATTGGATTGTTGAGTCATAGTAGTTCATCATTTTTGAATCACGCTCTGCTAAGAATAGCAGGTAGCATGTGAGAGCAACAACGGTAAAGATACCGCCTAGGAGATACTGAGTTACTTTCATTAGTTGTCTTCACCAAACATTTCGTTGAATAAGTTGCGACCATCGTAGTCTGTGTTACGCTCACGATTGGCATATGCTTCCATGCGTTGGCGAGCAGTGTACTCATCAACGTTGTAGGGCAGGTAAAGCATGGTGCCGTTGGGGAGTTGCTTGAGCATGGTGTTGGTTGCTTATGTGCTTATTATAGGGTCATTCCTCCACCTGAAGCGCGTACCTGTGCCACTTCTCTAAGTGGTCATACAGAAACGCATCATCAACATGCTTATGGTATACATGGTCTTTAGGATACTTCATCATCATATCCATTACAAATTTCATTTGTTCCGCAGTGAACGGAACTCTTACAATATTCATTCTCCTAATACGGGGATAACATCTACAGTACTCACATTAGGATCTTCTTGAATGTTTTTTACTAAATGCAATACATCAGCATCATTGAACAATACAACAGATTGTCTACTACGATATCCTTTTTGCTTGCTTCTCCACCATTCAACACGGTATTTCACAATGAAGATCCTCGCTGGAATTTAGTAACGTCACCAAGGGTAATATGAGCAGCATAACCATATGATGTACTACCATCATCGTTGTATACAGGATCCTCTTGCTTGATATCTTTTCTATAGTATGCATCAGTATTAAAATCTTGATCAAGTGACATCAAGCATCTCAACTCTTCTGCACGATTTGCTACTCTACCATGTAGATCAATCACATCCTGGATACAAGATATAATCTCTTCATACGCTTGTCGTGCTGATACTTTATCATCGTGGAGATAATCATCAATCGCATCTTGCATACGAAATTTGCGTTGGTGCTCATAAGATCCTTCTTGCATTAGTTGAACTCCTGTTGACGACGTTGTTGTAGGTATTGAAGAATGTCTTGTCTCCACTCCATTAATTCATTGAAACATTCTTGATTGTGAGCACATGACCGAAGTCTATTGTCAGGCTTCAATACACTCTCGTAAAACAAACCGAATGCATCCTTACGCTTTTGCTGCTTCAAATCATAATACTCAGACATAGTGCCCCTAGAACTGGTGTAATTATAGCATACTTTAACTTAAAAAGTTAAGTATTGATGGTCTAAATGGTTTGAGTATCTGCATAGCAGTATAAACTCTGGTATCATTTATATCTACTTCCGCACCTATTTTATTACAGTTGATGGGGGCATGGTAAGTGTGCGTAGTGCTTCTCTTCGTTCGCTTGAACTTGATGAATCCCCAGATGGTACGAATAGGACTATCAGTAGTATAAGCATAACTTTGAGTGTTACAAAGCCATATAGCAACCACATTACGTTTGAAATCCTGACAATCATAGTAACAGTGCTCGGGTGCTTTATGTGGAAAATCTGAGGGTAGTTCTATCATCAACCCACTGCCATCGGAGCATACTCAGAGCGTGGCATCTGCTCTACGTTGTAGTTAGTTACCTCAGCACCGTTAGCGATACGCTCTGCCCACTCATTACGTGCTGTGAGCATGGTGACAGTGCTGTAGGACTTGAGACCGTTAGCATTCCAGGTGACACGCTTCTGGAAACGCTTGACGCCCTCGTCAGCGATGAATGCTTCAGGGAAGAAGTCAACTGTGGTGACGAGTGTAGTGAGTTGCATGTTAAGGAAAGAAAGGTTTGCTAGTCCCTAGGAGACTAGCGCGTGACGTGGAAGGTCTCCCCTCCACTCATCTAATATACACGGTTATGGGATGCTGTGCTGGTTTGGTGGACAGTTCAGCAACTGGTTCATTCAAAAACTGGTATGATTCGTTCACGCATCTCTTTCAACTGCTGTGGATCATTACCATACTCACCCATATGCATGAAAACACAATCAATGTATCGTAAATTATTACGTTCAGCATCAAGGACAAAGGAATCACAATACCTTAAGATATCTGGAGGTACTTCTAAATTCTGATAGTCGTAATCAATAGTCATAGTTAATAAGTTTTTTGTAAAATGGATCACATATTTTGTATTGACCTTTAATGTGACTCTTACCAATAAGATCTTTATTGATATAGTGTACAGTCAATGATGGATGATCAATCCAGTCTTTATATGTCCATGATGCAGATCGTACATATTGATTGCCTCCCTCTTCACATTTCTTTCGTATTTGTGAATCAAGTTTGTGTGCTACTGCATCAATAGTAAACTCTACAACGTAATGTAATATGCCATGAACAAACAAGCCATGAATAATAGGAAGATTGATATCAGTATCCTTGACATATCTTGCTCTAGTATAATCGTTGAAGCACCCGCTACCATTAGTAGTCTTATTAGTGTAGTTCTTTGGTTTAATCTCTTTCTCTATGTTAGTCCCGATTTGGATTGCATCTCTGCCAAGCTTACCAGGAAGAGGGTTACATCCAGCAACACGAGCAACAATATGCTCACGCAAAGTGGAACTATTAGAGTCGTTGATGTAGACTTCATACAATTCCTCAAAAAGATCACATTCTGTTTGTGTGGGATGACCTAGTGCTCGGTCAGTTGCAAGTGAAATTAATTGCTCGGAGAACATTGTATTGATGGACAACTCACATAGTATGGCACATATGTTTGAGTATGTCAAGGTCACTGTGACAGTTATTAATCGTCCACTGCATCAACCGACTCAATATCGCACACCGGCACTTCATGCTCACCACCAATCATGTACCAGTGCATTAACTGTCCATGATATTCGGGATGTGCAACGTATTGTGTAGTATACTCACGTTCACCACAATACAACAACTCACTCTCAGGAATACAATGCTCTTTCAACATTGCTTGCAGTTGCATATGCTGCAATTCTACTTTTGATGGTACTTTCATTTAAATAATGGTCCCCATGCCCATGCTACTAATACTTTTCTAGTTCCAGATAAAACTTGATTTACACAATGATTCATTATTGAAGGAAATACAATGACATCACCTTTTTCAAACGTGAGGGATTGGTATTCAATGTTTCCTTTACGTAAACATTGAAATTGAAACTCTCCTCCCTCATATTCATCAGAATTACTAAGCATAATTGTCATTGAAAGTTTACGACAGATTCTACTATCAGGAATTATCAATTCATCACTATGCCAATCATAATGACCACCAAGCACCCCATCTTGATCTTCAGGTGTCGCATTGTATTTGGTATATTGTATATCTTCAATTTGATTCAAATCAAAACGCCAATCTGGATCATTGTTAGCACTTTGAAATTGCATCATAATATATTTCTTGACAGATTCATCTTCCACCCAGGCATGTTGTGATAATCTATAATTCTTATCTAATGTGTCATCTACACCAAATACACTATCTTCCCACTTTAAATCAAGTTTATCAATATATTCAACTATCTTATCTAATTGATCAATAGGAATTGCAGCTCTTTTGAACTTAAAGAACTGATCATTATTATAATCTACAATTTTCCCAGTATCACTAATAATCTTAGTGCCTTTTGTTCCTTGGTTTGTCATAAACTATCATCATTAAAAGAAATATATCATATGTTTATGATAGTGTCAACCGAGATCTACGTTTTTCCATGTAAAATCACCATCTAAACCAATTACATGACACTCCCAGTAATAGTTTTCGTCAGGACAATCTTCCTTAGAAGGAAACCATGCTGTAGCATTAGCAATTGCTTGATCTGGATCTGAAAATACAATCATATCCCATGTTCCAAGAGTCTTCATTGCATCCAATACTTCATCTTCAGCGAACTCAGTATACCATGTCCACACCTCTGCTTTCTTTGCATCAGTTGCAGACTTAATTTTGTCATTTCTAAAATATACTACACATTTATTATTATTTTGGCAGTATGATTCAACCAAATCCCATTCGTTAATTACTTCAATCATTTCCCATTTCCTCTACTTTTTTGATTAAACCATCCAAATAACTAGTTACTTGAGTTTTTTGATCTTCTGTCCATTCTGCTGGTATTACGTCAGTAGGTGGTTCATATACTATTCCAGACACTTTTAGTGCATCAAGGAATGATTTAAAGAATAAATTTTCCGTAATACTTTTAGTAATCAAATACGATGAGATCTTTTCTTTAAACGTAACTAGGTAATGAGATGCCATAGGCAAGAATTGATCCTCTGTTGCCAAATAAGTTGCTTCTGCATTCTTTTCTAAGTAGATAGATTTAAAATATCTAGGACTCATTGGAAATTTAACATCTATAGCATCAGTGGTTACTACATTATCAGGAAGATTTCTAAGTGCTTGTCTATATGTTTTATACATTACCTTATCATCATCGGAATAAGGTGAATCTTCAACAAATACATGGTCAGTTTCATCAAGTAAGAAATTACGTGCTAATCTTACTGTTAACCAACTAACTGAAGATGTTTGGGCATATATTTTAGCAAATTCACTCTCATATTCTTGAGTCGCAAGAGAATCAATTAAGAAAAATGTGTCTTTAAAAGTCTCGTATAAAGATGATGCAGATTCATCTAACTGCTCCATTTCATAGTCAACCCATTTATATTCACCTGTTTTAAAATTTTTGGTATACTTTCGTCTTTGAGCAATATATGTATTATTACTATACCAAGCAAATAAAACTAACTTATCCTTATCAGTATCCCATGTGGGATATAAAGCAGGAACAATAACATCTGCCCAATGAGTATCGGGGATTTGTTTCTCTACGTTTCTATATCGTACAGTTTTTTTAATAGAGTTCACTTCCAGGAGCAACTCCGGAACTGATGAATTACTAGAAATAGACATATCTTTAATATAGGTTCCCAGGTGTATTTAGAATGCTTTGATTAGATACTTGCAAAGATGATACGGTTCAAGCACAGGTTTAGGATAATCAGGATCAATTGTTGCTGTCGGTAAGATTGGATTCTTAGAATTTAATGTAAATTTAGCATCAAGTCCTGTTGCACCTGTTGTGTAAATGCTGCTCTCTCTACCTTCAACTGTATATGATAATTTATCTGCAGATTTTGGAATAGCACCGTCTGCAGGTACAAATACAAGTTCAGTTATTTCATTATATTCATAGATGAAATCACAAATACCATAGTGATCTGTATCACCAGAATTATCATTAGCAGATGAACCAGGATTTCTATCCTGCACAATTTTAAACCTTACATTTTCAGATTGTGCTGCTTCAGGTAATTCTATAGAATACCAATACCATTTAGTGTCTCCACTAGATCCATCATAACCAGTAGCAATTTCATTTGCAGTTGGAATAGGAACAATAACGCCTAAGAAATTAGTAGCACCATTATAATTATCCGAAAGATCTTTATTAAAATATAATTTTAATTCATCTCCACCATGTTCCGGATTTTCACCACCATTTGATCCATTACCACGAGCAACTTTGATTGTAAACCTACGGACATTTGTGCAATCGTGCTCTTTAAGTGTGATATATCTTTGATTAGCAGTACCACTAAGTTTAACATAATGTGTATATGCAGCAGGGACTACAGATGCCGCCAAGTCAACTCCAGTAACAGTTTTTGCATTTTGATCTACAGTTGCTGTTGCATATGCTTTTGTTCCTGCACCATGTTTGATACGAACTTCAGGAACTGCAGTATAGTTAGCTCCAGCAGAACCTAAAGTAATATCAGCAACAGCACCACCAGAAAGACTAACTGTTGCAGTAGCACCAGTTCCACCGCCACCACCAACAATTTCTACTTCGGGGACTTGTGTTGTTGGTAGTTTAAATCCTCCGGCATTTCCTACCCCAGAACCAGATGTATAAATTTGTGATTTTGGATCAGCATCAATAATTAATTCACCGGGAACAACATTACTACTTCCACCCTGATATCCAGTAACAACACCAAAATTAACTGCTGCAAATCCTGCACCAGGACTACTTACACCACTTGGTCTACTACCAGCACTACCAACAGTAACAGTTGCATTACCAGCTTCTCCTAATTGACTCTTATCAATTAAACTATAAAGATATCCACCTGATCCACCGCCGCCGCCACCGTCAGTCCAATAACTATTATCAGATTCATATACCCATCTTACATAACCACTTTGAGTATTAGATGAACTTTGACTAACTAATTGGAATATGTTGGTTTTATAGGCAGTCATACCACGACCACCACCTTTACCACCACCATGGGAAGCAGCACCACCACCGCCACCACCTTTACCGCCACCGTTAGCAGTGTATGAAGAAGTAGCGATACCGCCACCGCCACCGCCGCCTCCACCACCATTACATGCTGCATTCTTACCATTAGCACCACCGCCAGCAAATAGATTAGAGGTAGTTGCTAATGGACTATCACTGTTCCATCCAGGGGTATTGTTACCTGCACCTGGGTATCCTTCTACCTTCTGAGATCCATCATATCCTCCACCGCCGCCACCGCCACCAGCGCCAGCTATTATAGATCCTTGAGCATTTTTAACTAATGATCCACCGCCACCACCTGCGCCATTTTGCCCATTTCCGTTTCTGTTACCGCCAGTTCCTCCATTAGATCCGGAAGCACCACTGCCACCACTTTGACTATTTGAACCATTATTCCCAGTTTCATAAGTTCCTACAAATCCTCCAGTGGGATTTGCTACAGCAATACGAAGTACCGAACCAGGTCCACCAGATCCACCTGTTTTTCCAGGTCCACCATTACCACCTGGGTTTGCTTTATGACCTCCACGGCCACCTGCAATATAGAACTCAATTTTTGTAAAATTAGCACCAGTAAGACTAACACTGCCACTACCAGATTTATTTCCACTATCACCACTAGGTCCAGATTGACTTACATATTTGTGAATACCATCCGTACCATAATTTGCTGCTGCTGCACCCGTGCTAATACCACCTTTACCAGCTTGATTAGGATTATTAGGATAAGTAAATGCTGGAAATGGTCCACTACTGCCAGATGTACCAGCAGTACTTTTATTTTGTAGAGTAGATAGCGATGGACCTACAGTTCCTGAAATTACATTAGTTCCACCATTTCCACCAGTTGTACCAGAAGCACCCTTACCTCCGCCTGCTACGACTTTTAATGCAGAACCATTATCAATTTGGACTGTGGTATCTCCGCCATCTCCCCCAGCTGTAGATCCATCTGACCCACCACCGCCACCACCTGCAGCAATGATTAACATAGTTTCCCAAGTTGTAGGGATAGTTAAAGTCTGTGTACCACCAGTATAATTATTTACAGAGGTATATTCTACAATAGGAACTCCACCAGTAAATACAGTTCTTCCTCCAATAACAGAAGTAGATGATAATGTTTTAAATACTGTTGCAGGAATATAAGTTAATAATTCATAAGTTCCTGCTCCTTCATCACCTGACGCCATATAATATTCATTATTTTCATATCCCCATTTTGTAGATCCAGTTCCTTCAGCACCTGCAGCATAATCAAAGATATCATATGTAGCAACAGTATTGGATGTGAGTGGACTTTTTAATAACGCATGTGAGTGCTCAAAAGGTATGCCGCCAACAGGAAAAAATTGCTGTAGACCTTTATTTGTATTATCATATGCAGCAAGATATCTGTCGCCAGAAAATCCAGGAAGTGCTGCGATATCCTGAGCAGCTTCTGTATGATAAATGTAATGAGTGTGTTGTGGTACACCCTGAAGTCTTTTCTTAGTCATTGTAACATCAACGGTTTGTGTTCCAACAACTCTAGTAGAAACAGTATCAGTTACGTTATCGTATCCAACAGTAGTAATAGTTCCCAATGAAAAATATCCTTGCTGAGAATCTTTAGTAAATACCCAACTTCCACCAGTAAACTTTGCTCCAGCACCAAGAGTAATTAACCCAATAGTTGGTGATCCTGGTCCATATACATTACCATATCCAACAACTTTTCGTGCTTTTAAATCAGGAACTTTAAATGTTCCTAAATCAGATTCACCATAATAACTGAGAATATTTAATGTGCTAATAGAAGTAATTTGTCCATTACTATCAAAGTTATACTTTAATTCTAATCCAGATCCACTACCAGAATTTTGTAAAGTAAATGATGGTGGATTTGCAGCATCATAACCAAAACCTAATTTAGTAGCAGTTGCTGTAAGTACTTTACCATTAGTTGCTACAACAATCGTTGCTTCTATTATTTCTAAATTGCCTGGGTTACTTGCATTATATCCTGGTGGGGGATCAAACTCTATAGTCATAGATTGATCTGTTGGATATCCAGAACCTCTTTTTTTTACTTTAATTCCAGGTCTAGACTCTCCACCATATTCATTTCCGATGACACCGTATAAAAGAGGGAAGTCTGAAATATTATATTCAGATCCATCACAATATAAGTATCCAGGATATTGATATTCTGGATTCTCTTCAGTTTTCGCATCTCCGGATTGTACTGTATATGGTATATTAACGTTATTTGGAATATACTCATTATCATAGACATTATCAATTGCTTTAAAAGAATTGATAATTGTTCCAATTTCCGTAGAATCACTCGCTTTATCGGAGTAATAAAGTTGCCTAGTATTTCTGTAATTAGGAGCTGAAGATGTCATTTTAAATTTTTATCAGATATTCTAATACAATAAATGGAGTTGCAACACTATCTACAGACGCAGAGTTATCTACAGACAAGTTTAATGTTGTAACTAGTGCATCAGGAGATAATTCTAACGCATCAGTGACTAATGCAAAATTATGAGCACCTTTGTCAAGATCTAACTTATGAAAGTGTTCTGTGGGATCACCATTCTGTTGATTTAATTCCTGAGATTCGGAAAAACTATTAAACAAAGAAGCGTAAACAAAGTTCTGCTGCGCTGATGCGCCTTGAGTATTTGTATTTAGAGGAACTGCATCAACTAAGGATATATCTCTCCAGTCTTTTGGAGCAGTTCCAGTTGTATATGTTGCATTAACATCTTGAGAAGTATTTATTTTATTATTCATATCATCTTGAAAACAAACTCCTAAAACAATTGAACCCGAATCACTATATGGTTCTAAATTATTTAATTGATAATTATTACTACTAATTGGATAATTATTCCATTTATCAGTCAAAAGACAGATATATCTCCATTGATCTTCTAGTATGGCTCCGGAGTTAAAGCAACCATTACTATATGCTGTAGGATCTCCAAAAATTCCTCCAAGCGCAACACCATCAAAGGAACCAAAGTAAAATTCATATCCACGAGCATATGAATTAGATGCCATTGCTCTGCATGGTGGTTGATTATTACCTGGAAAATTAGATGCTCCATCCGCCTTCGTAGCATCTAACCAATCATCAATTGGTATGGTAGTTGCATTAAAGAATGATACTTGCCCAATGGCTTTAGCAGGTAATGCCGTTGTTGGTGCAGATGAATCAACTTCATTTGTGGATTTAATTCTAGTTCTAACACCATTAAAAAAGTGCATATGTCCATGCATAGCAACTTCACTAACAGTTTCAGGATCCGTTCTTCTTCCAAATTGAGTTCCAATAGTCCACGATGGTCTACCTCTCATTTCAATTGTTTGAGATGAAACAACAAAAGTTCCAGAATATGTTAAATTGATTGATAATCCAAGAGTTGATGTTGCTTCAATTCCTATACCAGAGCGATTAGTTTCGTTACCAGCTTGTGTTACTACACGAATTGATCTATATGAACCAGTATCTGCTCCACTAGTTGGTTTGGGATATTTAGATCCTAAATCGGGAACAACAAATTGTTCATCAGATATTACTTGGAGATTATCACCATTTAAATCTCTTCTAATAAATTTACCTGTTGATCCAGATCCACATATAGCGGCTAATTGAGGATAATCTGCAACATTATATGCAGTTCCATCACATCTTAAATAACCAGAGGGTAAATCTCTCTTGTTTGAAGAACTATTAATATCCGGACTTATCTCAACAGGCCAAATAATTATTTGACCTGTTAAATTTCCATATTTAGATCTTTCTTTTGAGTAAGCTACTGCCATTAGAATGCTTTAATAAGAAAAATTATATTAATTGATGGTTGATCTGTATCAACTACTATATTTAGAGCGTCATCAAGATTATCTGGTGCAACAGATCCAATACTTATTTGATCTACATTATATGTAAATGGAGCATTTAATGATCCCCTTGACATTTGAATGTCAAATGTACCATGATTATGTGAAAGAAATGCTGCCTGATTAGGATCATTATTTCCAAAATTACTCATAGAAGTTGGCCATGTTCCTTCCCTAAAGAATATAGGACTAGAGGTTGCTCCTATTGCAGGCAGAGATATAGTGACAGTATATACATAATCAGCATCTGTTGTTCCTGCGGTTCTTTCAATAGAAGTAACATATGTTCCTTTTGCAAATGCAGCACCATCAAGCATTTGCCATGGGTGAATCTTATCATACTGATACCAGACCTTTACATTTGGTGCTGTTCCAGATGTATGTGTTGTTTTAATATCAGTTCCTGCAGGTAACTCAAATTCAGTAACTGATGGAGCAACAGTTACTGGATCTACGGTAAAAACAACTGCAGGGTTTTCTGGGTTATCTACAATCTCTTCATAGATACCACTGCCATGTCCATAAAAATTTCTTCTATTTCCAAAGACTGTTGGTTTTGGAAACAATCCAGTCCATGCCATATTAGAATGAGTTTTTAGTGGTTCATATGGAAATTGATCTGTATATAGTGATCCAGAAAAATTAACATCCTGACTAATTGCTTGAGGACTATTTCTTGTAGCAGTACCATCATGCCAATCAGGAGCAGGAACTTCAGACCAATAATCTTTTCCAGCATCACTCACAAAATTATGAAATCTATCCATGGTTGGAAGAGTTTGTTCATATGATTCACTACCATAATATGCCATTAAGGTTTTACCAAATTGCCAGTTAGGTGCCACATCTACACTAGGTAAAATATCACACTGGTTGTTTTTAGACTGAATTATACTACATGCTGGATGCTGGTTATTTCCACTAACTTCTACTTGAGACGATGTAAATACTTGAGGTCCGAAAAAACTAGCTTGAGCAGATTCAACACTTCCTGGGTGATTATGGGAAGGAGTATGATTAATACCCAGTTTTCTATTCAAAGTAGTAATAGATGTTTGGAATGTTGGGTCAGTTATCTGCATTTCAGTATACTTACCCGTCAATGAAACCCCAGGTTCAAGTACAAAATCAATATCAGCAGCAGCAGAATATCCTGTTGGAATAACTGCCGTTGTACCAAATCCAACGATTAGATCAGAAATTTTATCACCAACACTATTATATTGAATATTTAATATATCACCTCCTCCTGCTTGATATTTTTCATCATTTAAGTATTCTGGTTCCAAATCCATCATACATCTATTTGTTATATTTGGAAGAGTGAATGTATCACTAAGTTCATAATTAGGAAATTCACCTACAAAATTACCTCCATAAGTTGTACCCAAATGAGCTGCCAATAATGGATAATCATTAGCAGAAACTTCTCTCCCATTACTAATTATCCATCCTCTAGGGATGTTATCAACAGAAAATCCTTCAAATCCATTTCCGCTCCATGGCAAAATAGTGCCAATACGAGCGGTTTTCATTGTCTTAATTGAATTGTAGTATTGTGCCATGTCTTATCAGAGTTCTGTTAACCACCAACCACGTAGGTTAGCAGGAATTGATGATGCGTTAGGATCTCCAGCTGCATCGGAAGTACCGACATATACAAGACCAAACGATGCATTTCTCGTTTGTACAATCAATTCGCCGCTATCCCATGCTGATGCTAGAGTACCACTACCTGCATCAATCTTACTTCCAGTTATATCTCCCTGCATTGCAACCGCTTGGTTATTAACTTTAAGTGCTCTCAATACAAGGTTTGTATTATATGTAAGGTTTCCACTAACTTCAACGAATCTAATCATGTCGCCAGTTTCAGCATAATCTGGTAAGTAAAGAACCATATTGGTTCCTGCAGGATTATTTAAGAGGTAATTATTATTAGGTTGCAATGGTGCTGCCTGAGTTTGACCAACCCCAGTTAAGGATTGCTCAACATAAGTATATCTACGACCACCATTTCTGGTGAAGTAACGACTAATTCCAAAAGCATCAATTGAACAATCTTGATAGATCTTAAAGTCTCTTGGACCTTCAGTTCCATTTACTCCGGCACCACCGAGGTTATCAATATGTAAAATTGCAGTTCCAGAATCTCCAGCATCAGTTGCAACTACTTTACCTTTAATGTAAAGTTGTTCACCCATCTCAAGATTACCAGTGAGATGATTTGCTCGGAAAGTAACTTCGGTAGTACAAATACCAGTGGATTCACAATCTTTAGCACGAAGTTGTAAAAGTCCATCAAATGTTGCTTGACCATCTAGATATAGACCACCAAATCCAGTTTTAGGATCAAGAACTGAACCATCATTAGGGTGATCATCATCATTAGCAATGGACATGACGAGAGTTTCTTTATCAGAACCATACATTCTGAATTCACCACTGTAAATTTCTACAGCATCATTAATAGTTGTAGTTCCTCCACCAAAGTATGCAGTAAAGTCTCCTGTTGTTGCTTGTGCAGTAGTCTGAATTGACTTGGCAAGACGAACTCCATAAGAAGAAACTTGACCATCAATACTATCTGCCCAGAACCATTCTTGATCTGTATTTTTACGATTGGTATCTAGAGTATTACCAGATACAATTCTAAAGAAATGATCTGTATCCAATTTATTAGCAATTAATCTAGAATCAACTAACTTAACTCTAATTTTATCTGCATTAAGATTAGGAGCTTCAACTGCTGTTCTACTTGCAGCAACAGCAATATCTTCATCAAGTGTTGTTGTAAATGTGTACTTAGAAAGTTTTACGACAACAGCACCAGCAGTCCAGTTCTGTTTACCAGATCCTTCAGCACCTCTACCTCCGATTGGATAAGTTGATGCAGGATATTCTGCATTGTAGATAGTTGGTAGATATGCTTGTGTTCCACTAATATATGGATCATCCGTGACTAAAATTATTTCACCTTGTGTTGATCCACTATAAATGAGGACCAAATCACCTTTAGAGAATCCAGTTAAATCATCAATAGGAATATTCCAATCATCTGTAGTAAATCCAACTGAAACAGCTGAAATTGGACCATCTTGTGGATTAAGAGTTTCTTTTCTAAATCTGTATGAATGTACTACCGAAGTTTTGGTATGTGCAATACCAGTTGATCCCCAATATTGACCGACGCCAAATGTAGTTCCTCTTACACTTCCAACAGTCATGTCACCATTACACATGTTGACATCCCATACAGGACCAGAAGTATTGCTGATAGTAAGATGATTATCTAAAGAAGGATCCGGACTTGGATATGCTCCAGTACTATCTCCACAAACTCCATTTAAACTAAGAGTTCCGTTAATAGTGGTTTTATTAGAATCAATGAATACATTACCAGTTACAGAATTAATTTCAAATACGGTTGATTCTGTAGAAGTATCACATCCATTCTTAACTCTAAATGATTTGGCAACTTGATCAAGTAAGGTCTTAACTTTAAATATTTCACCTGTATCATCAACACCATCACCAGAAGGAGTGCCATCATCGCGAGAAATAATAACATAGTCTCCAATACTGATGTCTCCACCAAATTGTGCTAGGTAAATATCTTCTTCAGTTCCAGAGTTGTCAAGATTGGTGGTAATCCAAGTAGATTCAAACTGAACAGTACATTTGTAGATTGCAGCAGTATCGTTATGATCAGATCTAATTTCAGTAAATGTTCCAAATGGAAGTCTCTCAACTATAAGATAATATGGAGCAACGTTGATTCTTGGTAAAGAAACGATTTTAACAAATTCGGGATGTTTATTACCTGTAATAGCAGTATCAACTAGAAGAATATCATTCTCGGTAAAATACTGAGCATCTTCAGCATCAACTGGTTTATTCTTAATTGGTAAGTAATACTGATTACCACTCAATGCAGAAAGAACTTGAGGTTCAACATTTGGAGTACCACCAATTGTAGTAATTTCATTCTGGAATACTGTACCACCCCAATCACCACTACCAGAAGTATCTACAGCATTGTATCTCGCATCGGATACAGCAACTCTAGCGACTGTAATAAGATCAACATTAGACTTGAATAGATTATTTCCGAGAATACCGCTGGTATGAGTAATCTTACTAGAACCAATTTGTCCTCTATCTGCTGTGAAAGAGTAAGATGCAAATCCACCACACAGGGTCATATCAGAATTAAATCTAGCAGTAGAATCAACAATTAAATTGTTTCTAATTCTAGTACTTCCACCCTGACCACCGACTGTAATATCAGAAGCATTAGTTGCAAAATCAAGTTTTGACGTGCTAGAATTACCAGAGAAAAATTCTACAGTGCCTGCAGTAGAAGAAAGTTTAACCGTATCATCAAGACCTCTTCTTGTACCTAGTTGAATATCACCAGAAACTTTAAGAGCCTTTGTGTCAATTTGAGTAAACGATAAAGATTCGTTGTTGTTATAAGCACCACCGATAGTAATCTTAGAAATATTGCTATTAAGATCTGGTGTATTACCAATCCAAATGTTGCTATGCAGAGATTTATTACCAACATAAACATATTGATCTTGTGTTGTGGTGTTGAGTAGATTTAAAGTTTTTACAGAATTACCAACGTTAAGTGTGCCAGTAAAAGCAGTATCAGTGACTAGATTAAATGTACCACTTGTCTGAGATGTTCTGATCTCAGCAGTTGTACCGTCGTTGCCATTGACTTCAATGTCATGCTCAAAACGAGCATCATCAGTAAATCTAGATGTACCATCAACAACCAGTGCTCTGTCTAGTTCAGCATTAGTTACATTAATACCAACACGACCATTATTTGTAGTTGCAACTCTAAGTGTTGCTTCATTTGCTGGTGTTGCACTGTCGCCACCAACTAGAAGTGCATAATCAGAAGTTGTTTCAGTTCTATTAGCGAACGCAGGATTACTTAGATAATCAGAAATTATCTTACCACTGATAAATGCATTACCAACAACATCAAGGTTTGCACGAGGAGAAGTATCAACATCAACAAATGCAGTCATATATGCATCATGTGCAGATCTTGCGACTGTGTTAATACCAAGTTTGTATTGACCAATGTCACTGGTATCAGTTCTAATTGTTTCAGAACCAATAACTCCAAATTCTTTCCAAGAAGAATTAGAGAACTCTAATCTTACATCATTTCCAAGTGCTACCTCACTAGACCAAAGTCTTGGATTGTCATTTGCAACGTTAGATCTGTTTTCAATAATAGCAATTTGACAAGTATTAGCACTGGCAGTAAATCCATTACCAATGATTTGCCAGAGACCATTAAATCCAGGGTCACTATAGTTAGAAATTCTGATCTGGGATCCGCTGGTAACACCAACTTGATCATTAGATAAGTTGTTACCCCAAGTAATGGTGATAACAGTGCTTCCATTCATCTGGAAGTTAAGGAGATTTGCATTAACAACTCGCGCAAAGAAGTTTGCGTAAATCCATCCAAGAGACCCAGTACCACCAACTTCAGATCCTTTGAGAAGAATATCTCCAGATAATGGAACTTCAGACCCGTACAATACATTTTGGGTAGTATTAATTGCAGTTCCAAGACCTGTGCTATACACTGGACTTTGATTAGGTGTAATATTTGACCCAATGCTTCCAACTACATGATTT